CTGTTCTCCGATGACGGCACTTTGAAGAAGATTACTTTCTCAAATCTTGAGGACTCAATCTTCGGTAACGTCAGTGGCGATGCAACCATCGCAGCCGGTGGTGCGGTTACTATGGCTGCAGCACAAACCAACATCACATCGCTTTTAGCGACCGATATTAAGATTGGTGAAGATGACCAGACAAAGATTGACTTTGGTACTGTTAATCAAATCTCCTTCTTCGCTAACAACAATGAAGAGATGACCATTACTGATGACGGTGTTGTTATCGCAGGTAACCTTACTGTTAATGGTAGTACAACAACTGTTGACACAACTCACTTGTTGGTTGAAGACAGCTTGATTGAAATCGCTCGTGGTGATGGAGCCTCTGGCACTAGAGCAAGCAACGCAGGAGCAGGTATTTATATCTCTGGTTCTGTTGTTGGTAGAGATGTTAGCTTGACTGTGGCTTCCGATGGTGGACGCCTCAGAGCAAGTGGTTCTAACGGTGTTGGCGCCGGTTTTGATATTGCTGTAACTGGTGATTACGCTATAGCAGGAACCCAGGTATTGTCAGCTGACGGTGCTGTAAAGGTTCAGTCTGGCGTCGCCGGCGCAGGTCTAGGCCACTCAGCAGGTGTTCTTTCTTTGGACATCGATGAACTTGATGCTCTTGGAGGAACAGGTGTTGCCCAGGGTGACCACTTTGTCTTCTCGGATGATGGAACAGAAAAGAAGATTACATTCTCTAACATGGAGGACGCAATCTTTGGTAACGTTAGTGGCCAGGCAGCCGTCGCGGCAGGTGGTGCACTTTCTTTGGACGTTTCTGCAATCACTGCCCAGACAGAAATGACTGGTGATGTTGCTGATGCTGACGAGTTCATGATCAGCGACGGTGGTGTTCTTAAGAGAGTTGACTTCAGCGTTGTTCGCGATGCGGTCTTCGCCGATGTTAGTGGTGACGCAACTGTTGCTTCAGGTGGCGCTTTGACTATCGCAGCTGATGCTGTTGAAAGCGGAATGCTTAATGACAATGTTATTTCTGGTCAGACAGAACTAGCACAGGGTAGTCTAGCAGCTGCTGATGAAATCATGATTAGTGACGGTGGAACACTTAAGAAGTTTGGTGTCGACAGCCTTGCAAAGGATATGTTGGCTCTTACTTCTGAAGAAGCCATCGCAAATGGTGACTTCATTGTGTTCCTTGACGGCAGTGGCACTGGTGAGACCAAGAAGGAATCACTTGCAGACCTAGCAACCCTCTTCGCAGGTTCTGGTCTTTCTGCTACTAACTCTGTACTAGCAGTTGACTTGAATGAGGTTTCTGCTGGTGATATCGCAGTTGGTTCTGATAGCATCCTTTTTCTTGATGCTGATGACAGCGGCGCAACCAAGAAAGAGAGTGTCTCAGACTTGGCAACCGGAATGGGCGGTGCAGGCCTCCAGGCCGCAAATGGTGTTCTTAGTGTTAAGAGTCGCCAAGATGTATATACACTGACAGCATCAATTGCACTTTCTGGTTCTGGCCCATTGGTCATGAAGGAAACTCCAGCAACCACTGGTTCTGTTATGGTATTCTTCAATGGTCTTCTTCAGACTCAGGCTGTCGATTACAGCTTGGGTGGAACTGGCAACAAGACTGTTTCACTTAAGGGTGCCAACACCCTTGCTGCAGAAGATGAAGTTGTAATTAAGTACATTAAGTCTTAATACAATTAAACTCCTACCAAGCCCCGGGTTCTCCGGGGCTTATTTTCTTTTATTCTTTTAGAAAATAGCAAAACTATTTAATAAAGTAATATTTTTACTTTTTCAAAGTCCGCTTTTCAAGGAGATTAGTTAATATGTCTGCAAAGAAATTTAAGTTTGTCTCACCTGGCGTATTTTTGAGCGAGATTGATCAGAGTCAACTCCCAAAAGCCCCAGGTGCTGTAGGTCCAGTAGTTATAGGTAGGACAAGAAGAGGTCCAGCTTTAAAGCCAGTAAAGGTTAATTCGTTCCAAGAATTTGTTGAAATTTTTGGGGAACCAATTCCAGGAAATGAAGGGGAAGATCCCTGGAGAGATGGCAATGGCTTGTTGGCACCAGCATATGCGCCACTTGCTGCACAAGCTTATTTGAAAGCAGAAATTGACTCACCGGTTACCGTAGTGAGACTCCTTGGAGTTCAAGGTGACGATGCTAGTGACAATGGTCAACCAGGCTGGGACGTCCAACACGCGATGGGTCTTTTTGTTATGCCATCAAGTTCCCTGCCTCACAATGAAGTTGCAGTAACTGCATCTTTGGTCGGCATTGTTTATACAACTGAAGATAGTTTTGAGTTTGGTGTAAAAGGTCAAGCAATTAATCAAGGTCACACAACCGCCTCTCTAGCAAAAGCAGACGCTACTAACTTTGGAGCTGTCAAGCCAGTTAAGGTTACAAACCACCTTTTCACAGTATCCTTAAAGCGCGCCGCTGATACTTCGACGTTAGAAAAACAAGTTTCTTTTAGGGACGGCATAAAGTATATTAGAGATGAGCTTAACACAAACCCAACAACAACTAATGATCAAATAACAGAGCCTACCGACGGCTCTAGAGCAAATAAGTATTGGCTTGGGGAGACTTTCGAAGAGGAATATGAAAGAGTAGTTAGAGAAAACCCTGGAAAGGATCTTTTTGTTTTTGCCACTCGTCTCGCTACTGGAATGGATGATTTCAAGAGCGCTAATCATGGCTTAACAGCTGCTAAGTCAGGATGGGTAATTCCTCAATATAATGGAACTAACACTGCTTATGATCCAACTAAACTAGAAAGACTTTTTAGAGTAGTGGCCTTAGATGAAGGTGAGCAGGGTTCAGACCTAAACATAAAAATAGAAAATATTAGAATCTCACTTCCTGGTGAACCGTCTCCATTTGGCCGTTTTGATGTTGTCGTTGAGCAAAAGAGAGGCGGCCGCATTTTGACAGTGGAGAGTTTTTCGGGACTTAATTTGAATCCTAACTCGGATAATTTTATTGCTCGTCGTATCGGAGATCAATTTTTCGAATGGTCCGTAGCCGAAAAACGCAATAAGGTCTACGGAAACTACCCAAATCAGTCAAGTTATATCAGAGTAGAGATGGAACCAGACGTAGGCGAAAATGGTCCGACAAATCAGAGAAGTGTACCTTTTGGGTTCTTAGGCCCTATTGTTCCAAAGCCTGTATCAGGCTCCACTACCGCAGGAACAGCTAGCTTCAATTCCGGATGGGTCGGCGCAGGCTCCGTTAAGATCGGCGCTTCAAACCAAAGAATGTTCCTGAGATGGCCACAAGTGCCTCATGTTGTCTCCTCCAGTGTGAGACCAGACCTAGATGGTAATTATGCACTCGGTGGCACTCAGTACAATAAAACAACCGCGGTCGACGGAACAATTAATTTTTCTTCTGTCAACAATGGAATGAGAGACTTCCTTCGCCGCGGCAGCTCTTGGAGCAATGGAAGCGTTTACTCCACACAGGATACAGGTATCGCCACAGGGGATACCGAGCATTCTTATATATTTTCTCTTGATGAAGTTGTCGTAACTGGATCAACAAACTTATCAAATAGCATGGCCTCTTTTAGCCCAACAATGGTTCAGTTTAGAAGTGGTTCTCACCGCGGTGGGGATCCATCGACTGTTAGCTTTACTTTTTCTACTAGTGTACCCGGAAATGCTACATTAACTTTGATCTCTACAGATCAAACATCAAAAACATACATAGCGAAAGATGACGATGGAGCAGCAAATGGTACACTCGATGGCAATAATGTTGTTTTTCGAAGAGGTTCACACGCTTCGGCAGAGACTCGCGTAGCGTTTGTTGCATCTAGCTTAAAAGCTGCTATTGAAAGTGCCAATGGTCATGCTGGAAAGCTTAAGGTCACAATAAGTGAAACAGAAGGGCAAATCACAATTACTCAAACGTTAGGTGGTTCCGCAGGTGACACTGCAATTGTTCAAGGATCAAACTTTAGTAACGCAGTAAGCACTTCACCGTTCCCTACTGCCCTTGCAGGTGGAGGACAACACACGGCTTTTACTGCGCATGTCGAAGCAGGAACTCAACTATCAGCCTCTGCTCTTCTAGAACTGGTTGACGGCTTTGCGATGCCAATGGTGGGTGGTTTTGATGGAGTTAACATTGTTGAGGCAGATCCTTTTAATATGCGCGCCTCCACGGCAACACTCCCAACAGCAGGCCCGGATGCAACAACTAGAAATAGCTATGCATATGCAAGTGTTGATAGAGCTATAGAGCTTGTAAGGGACCCTGAAGCTCTTGAGATGAATATTGCCACAATTCCGGGCATAACAAACCCAGAACTCACTAGAAAACTAGTTCAAGTTTGTGAGGCAAGAGCTGATGCGTTGGCTATTATTGACCTTCCAGACATATATATACCACCACAGCAATCCCGCTGCACAAACTTCAGAGATCGTGTAAACAAAACAACGCCAGCAAAAAGTGCAAAGGCCCTCAAGGCAAGGCAGCTTAATTCTAGCTATGGTGCAGCATACTACCCATGGGTGAAGGTACGAGATACCGTTAACTCTAGAGATGTTTGGGCACCACCTTCGGTTGTTGCATTGGGTGTTATGGGGTATACAGAACAAAAATCTGAGGTCTGGTTCGCTCCGGCTGGCTTTAATCGTGGTGGCTTAAATGAAGGAAATGCAGGAATCCCAGTATTACAGGCATCTGAACAACTGCTTTCTTCTCAGAGAGACACACTCTATGAAGCAAATATTAACCCAATTGCTTCATTTGTGTCAGAAGGTCTAGTGGTCTTTGGTCAAAAGACATTACAGATGACACCATCAGCATTAGATAGAATTAATGTTAGACGACTTCTTATCTTCGTTAAGAAAGAGGTCTCAAGAATTGCAAATGGTCTTCTTTTTGACCAAAACCTTCCAGCGACCTGGAATAGGTTTACTGGCCAAGTAGTACCTTTTTTAGAAAGTGTAAAGACAAGACTAGGCTTAACAGACTTTAAGGTTGTTCTAGATAGGACAACTACGACACCTGATCTTGTTGACAGAAATATTTTGTACGCAAAGATTTTTCTGAAACCAGCAAGAGCCATTGAGTTTATCGCAGTTGATTTTGTTATTACTAGATCCGGCGCTAGTTTCGAAGATTAATAATCTTTAAAAAACTAGTTATATTAATATATACTAATAGGAGACTTATTATAATGGCATTTTGGAGCGAAAGAACAGTTGAGCCAAAGAGAAAGTTTAGATGGCTTCTTTATTGGTCCGGCGTACCACAGTTTGTGGTAAAGTCCGTCAAGAAACCAAGTTACTCGGTTTCAACAACAGCACATCAGTTTTTAAACTATGAGTTTAATTACCCTGGAAAAGTAACTTGGGACCCAATCGACATCACTCTTGTCGACCCAGTTAATCCAGATTCAACAAAAAGTCTCTATAAAATTTTGGAAAAGTCTGGATATGTAATTCCTAGTAATTATGATGAGGGTGCCGCCGCAACAATTTCAAAGAAAGATATGGTTGAGGCACTTGGAACAGAGATAAAGCTTTCTCAACTTGATGCCGATGGTGTTAACCCGATTGAAACTTGGGTCATAAAAAACCCATTGATAACAAAAGCAGACTTTGATTCGCTAGATTACGGTGCAGAGGATATGCTAAATATATCAGTTAGTATCACATATGACTATGCTATATTAGAAAATCTTGGTCAAGGCAAGAATAATCTCGCAGGCGCCGAATTATGGAGCTTCAATAGCCAAGAAGGAAGAGGGTTTAATCCAGAAGGATAACCTAGGATACTAGAAAAGAGGATACATGTCTAGAAATAAATCGAGAACGCAAGTTCCAGATTCCCAGCAACCTATAACCACACCATCTCCGTCAATACCAACAGAAAGTCCAAATCCATTTGGTTTATCTTTTGTTGTACCGACGGAGATAGTACATCTACCCAGCGGCGGAAACTTTTATCCTGAAGGTAGCGTGATGAGTGGTGTAGACAGGCTTGAAATTAAATCTTTAACAGCGAAAGAGGAAGATATTCTTATAAACGACAGCTTTATTGCACAGGGTGTCGTTTTTGACAAGCTTATTGACTCTATTTTAATAACACCAAACGTAAAATGTTCAGACCTATTAGACTGTGATAAGGTCGCTGTGCTTATCGCTGCACGTAGGTCGGGATATGGCGATAAGATAGGTTTTGAGACCGTTTGTGATAGTTGCAACAGCACATTTGAAGCAGAAATAAGTTTATCAAAAATGCTTGATAAAGCAGAAAAAGAAAAGTTTGTTGTGGAGTCTAATGAAGAGTGGACCTATGAAGAAACTAGTGGACTGCTAACATTCGAGTTACCGTCAACACAGATGTCAGTTAAAATAAGAATCCTAACAACACAAGATTATGAATATCTTAAACAGTCAAAAGCACAAAAAGAAAAACTAAACCTTCCTTACAGTGAATCCGCGGAATTTATCAGAGCGGTATTAGTTTCAGCTGAAAATATCGTAGATCCGCTTTTGCTTTCAAAGCTATCAGAGGTCTTGCCAGCTGTTGATGTAAGGAAGATTAAGTACGTACATAATAAAAATGTTCCAACGTTTGACACTTCGCAAGAAATTCAATGTCCTCACTGTTCTGCAATTGCAGAAAAGGAGGTGCCCTTCTCTGTGGGCTGGTTTTGGGGCATCTAGAGAATACATCGAAAACGTTGTATATGAATCTATATATTTGCTTGTAAAACATGCAAATTTTTCTTTTACAGAGGCATATAGTTTACCTGCCCCCTTAAGGCAGTGGTTTGTTGAGCGTATGATAAAAGATTACGAAGACAAAGAAGAATAAATAAAACTTATTTAAATTCTATTTACTCTGTACGGAGGATTACTAAAGACAATGGATAAGTTCGAAAGGTTTTTAAGAAAACAGTTTAAAAAGCTTGATGACGGCGAGAAACCGGAGAAAGTCATTGATCGTATTAAGTCTTATACGCAAAAAGACACAGATGTCATAGCTGACAGAATGTCGCGCGCAGGGTCCTCTGTAGAAGGCGAGTCAATCATTTCGTCCAAGCTCGGCGCCGCCTACGAAGAGCTTAAAAAGTATGGCGCGGCAACTGAGACAGTCTTAGGTCCTTTAGAGAGACTTAAAGAGACCCAGCAACTTTATGCAGAGGCAACAAATGCATTTTTTAAAGCTGGTTATACTGGAAAATTTATTAGTTTTAGCGACGCGATTAGTACTGCTTCTAAGGCAAGTTTAGATTTAAATGGAAACCTCGACGGTGCCACAAGAGTTATGGATGCCTTTCGCTCTAAATCTTTAGTTTTAGGGTTAGCTAATAAGAAATTTACTGAACAACTTATGAGTAATTCAGTAGTGTTAGAACGAGCAGGTTTTGACATGGAATCTTATACTGAGATAGTCGATAGTGCTGCCTTCGCATTTAACAACAATGGGGATCAAATTAACAAGCTGACTGCAACACTGGTTAACGTACAAAAAGAGATACCAGTTTCTGGAAGAGAGTTGGCAGAAAATTTTAGGATAGCCCAGAGAGATTTTGCATACTCGGCCGATCAGCTGATGGACAACTTTATTGGTCTTCAAAAATTGTCGGTTGAAACTGGGATAAGTTTTGACACTTTGACTAGCAAATTTGGTGATTCTCTTGATAGTTTTCAAGGGTCCGCAGATATGGCCGGCAAGCTAAACCAGATATTAGGGAAGTCGGTTTTCAACAGCATTGAGCTTTTAAATATGACGGAAGAAGAGCGCGCCAACAAAATTAGAACAGCTATAATGAATTCTGGAAGAAGCGTCGAGCAAATGGGTAAGTTTGAGCTTAAGGCTCTAGCAGGTACTTTAGGCTTTACTACAGAAGAAACAAGAAAGTTTCTTCGTGGTGATTTAAAGTTAGATGAAATGAAAAAGCTAAAGGACGTACAAGCAAAAGATCCTGCTGCTTTAAGATCAGCTGAAGTGGCCACAGAGATGCAGTTTTTGAGGGATCGAATAAAGCAGATCAGACCCGAGTTGGATAATCTAAGAATAGGTATCATCGGCGCTGCAGGCCGCGCCGTTACAGACACGGCATACGGTACGACCCGCGCCACTTTAGAGGCAAGTGGTATCAACACTAAGGGTATGACAGATCAACAGTCTGTAGAGGCTTTTATAGGCGCTTTTGCAGGGACATTGCAATCCAATACAGAGGGCGTGGCAACCTTAAGTGGGTTATTGAGAAAAGACAGCGCATTTATTGAGGTAACAACTAATTTGGTTGAGTCTGTTCAAAATTTGGGGGATGGACTTGCTAAGCTTTTCGGCGCCGACTCGCTTGCATCTGGCCTTGGTGGTGCCTTTGCTACGGTTGTCAAACCCCTAGCGAATGTCGCCGAGCAGGCTGCAGCCGCTACGAAGAACCTCAATAAGGCATCTGGGAAGATTGCACAACAACCATAACACTGGGAGGTTAAGCTAGATGAGTTTTACAGATTTTGGAGATGTAGCTAGAACAAGAAACCAAGTGGTGCTTATAAACCACGTCGCTACAGGAAAGACAATATCATTCCCAGCGTTTCTAACCGAATATTCCGATAGTTATTCTGTTAGCTGGGGAGAAGAGACAATATATGGTAGAAATGATCCAATAAAACCATATTCGGGAACAACAAGAGAGCTACAAATAGCTTTTGATGTATTGGCTCCAAGTTTTGAGAAAGCTAGAGAGAATTTGGCAAAGTTTCAAACTTTCACCAAGATGCTATATCCTATGTATAGTGCCCCATTAGATGGCTCCGGCGCCTCTTTGGGAAGAACTATAAAAGCTGCACCCTTGCTAAGAATTCGATTCGTAAACATGATACAATCAGCAGCTGGTGATAGTAGTCTCTTAGGTTGTGTAGATGGAATATCTTTCACCCCTGACAAGGATGCAGGCTATTTTAGTGAAAGTAATGGAAACATGTTTCCTAAATCTTTTAACATTAGTTTTCGATTTACGCCTCAGCACGAAGAGCCTTTGGGGTGGGACGCAACAACAAGGGAGTTTCTTTCAAACACATTTCCATATGCTGCAGAGGAGAATGTGGCTGTTGCGGAAAGCAATGGTGGAGTAAATGCAGAACTTAATAATGCGAAGACAGACAGAGCTTTAAACTAAGAGAGGTACACGTAGTGTCTAATAGAAATGTCTATAGGGAAATTTTAAAAGTTGATAGTGTTCTAAGAGAATCGCTATTTGATAGAAGGTTTATCACTGATGCTAATATATTATCTAGATGGGTTTCTCCAGCTCCAACTGATGAAGAACTAAGAGAGGAACTCGATCACATTGAGAGAATCTATACTGTGGGGGATAGATTATATAAGTTTGCGTATGAGTATTATGGAGATGTAGATTATTGGTGGGTCATTGCCTGGTATAATAATAAGCCTACAGATTCACATTTTAAGATAGGTGACGTTGTTTATATACCAAGAGAACTAGACGTAGCCTTAAGGATAGCAACAAGAGAGCTGTGATATGGCCAAAGAGTTTACGTTAAATAATTTTCACCCGCAGGCGTTTCTGCTTTTTGTCGATGCGACGCGC